TTCTACAAAGGGGGTATCAATTTGCACTTTGTCAGACTCCTGCAACAGGTCCAGCACCCTTTGTGCCTTCGCTGACATGTCTGCATCTTCGATAAGCACTGGGCTCTTCATTACGCTCTTAAGCTCTGTCTTAAGGCGACCAATTTCTTCATTGAGATAGATCTTTAGACTAAGGCCATTGTCAGCAAAAGACGAAATGTAATTACTAATCAATTCCTTCTGCTCTTCTAGTAGGCTTTCGCCATATTTTTCATTAAAACTCTCGACAAACTTGTTATACACAATATTGTCGATTGGAAGCAACTGTTCTTTCTTTTCGTCTTCGGTTTCAGACATAAGCTCAATTAAATTTTGTTCGAGAAGAACTTTACTTTTGATAGTCACTTCTGCGCTAAACAACTGGGCAATTGATGCTAGACTTTTGTAGTTTGGAATGAACGTCTTAAACGCATCTGGCGAGATTTCTTTGTTTATCTCATTAATCAAAGCAGACTGCTGGTTGTAAACAACTTTCCTGTCAATGTTTGATGCGTGTGCGCGAGAGACTTCTAATACAAGTCTTTCACACAAGCTGCGTTGGAGCCCTTTTGTTTCATACAATGCTTTGTATAATTCTAACTCTTCTCCTAAGACAGTTCCCTGTTTAAAATACTTTTTTAAGGTGTTGGCAATACGATTTTTCTTTTCGGAATTTTGATTTACAATAGCTTGTGTAAACTGTTGTGTTAAAATCTCATATAAAATTGCTGTATTTCGCTTCTTATTATGTTTCATCTTCATCTTTTACTTGCTCCGATTTTTTTTGTAAATTATCAATAAGCGTTCTAACTTCATAATTGATCTCAAACAATCTAGACTCTTGAATCACTTCCGTGTCAGTATAATTAGAACGTTGTTCAGTAAAAACATTACCCTTTGCTAAACTTGATAATTCTGACGCTCCCAAGTTGGTGCTTCTATATGTGGCAAATTCTGGACGTCCCACACTATTGAATGATCTTTTGCGCGCACCAATGTCTCTTTTATCAGAGCGAACAGGATCATATCTCTTGGCGCTGTGACTGTTCGGGCCCTTGTGCATTCTAGGCGAAGGCCGAGAACCGGGGGGCGCTGCTAGTAAATCACCAGTGTCTGGTTCAGGGGGAGGCTCTGCTCCAGCATCAGGCGGCATTTCTGTCTCTGGCGGCGGGGCCTCGCCCTCGGGAGGGAGTCCTTCCTCTCCGCCCATGGCAGGGTCTCCGCCGGCTGGTGGGGCCATACCGCCGCCCATGCCGGCAGCTTCTGCTGCGGCCGTCTCTGCGACTGCCTGCAGGCTGGCATCGTACTTTCTGTCATAGAAAATCTCGCGTTGATTTCGCAAGAATTCTTCTTCTGACATTGAGAAAAGGTGTTGGGCAACCCAGCGTCTAGAGAAGTAACCTTCCGTAGCTCCGCCGGCAACTTCAAACTTAGTTCGCCAGTGCTCTAGCTCTTGTAGCTCAGCGATGCGCGATGGATTATTAAGAGACAGTTTAAAGCTTAGTAGATCGTCTCCTCTAAAACCCAGTGTATACAGATGCACAATACCAATTTTTTCTAGCTCGCTGATTATTACTCTTTGTAACCTTTGAATTGTTCTGGCAAAACGAATGTCCTTTTGTGCTAGTGTAGTCTTGTCTTCTTCAGCGCCATCGCCCATTGTAAGATAAGATTGAGGAATTTTTAGCGCAGAAAACAGTTTATCACGCAGGTATTTGACATCGTCAATTGCAGTAGTGTGTTGACCGCCGGCAAGATTTTCAATTCTAGTATTTGACTGTTGGCCCCGCACAGGAATATAGTAGTCTTCCTCTACTGACATAGGGTTGTAACGTAGATCGACGCGGCCGGACTTGTCATCGAGCACCTGATGGCGTTTCATCTGTGTGATGATCTTCTGCATGTATTGTTCGACGTCTGCAGGGTTAATTTGGCCTACGTCAATATAGAATACCCTTCTCTCCGGAGAACGAATGACCCGGTAGGCCATCATAGCATCTTCAATGAGAGTAAGCTGGCGCCAAATGCGGCGGGCGGGTTCTAGAATAGAAGTACCGTAAGGGGCATACTTATCATGACCAAGGACTCTGAAGTGTGAAATCTGCCAGTTCTCAAATGTCATACCCGCAGAGTTCCACTGATACTGGACATAATTCGGGTTTGTTGTATCTTGGCCTTCTAGCCTTTCGACTTCTTGCGGAGGCATTGGTAATACCGTGCGGATACCAAAACTCTCGTCCAAGTCAAGATACAGAAAGAAGTCTCCGTATTTACACATTGTCCGACACCAACCAAACAAGTTCGCGTCTAGATTTAAAATGTTTGTATAGAGAGTATCAAGTACTGATTTTATTTCTTCGTTTGGACAATTAATCTTAATCATCGGAGATAGATCAGATGCAGTTGTCATCTCATCTGCGTAGATGTCTAGGGCAGAAGCTAACTCTGGCATGTATTCCATCTGATCAAAATCGACGTATCGCTCGGCTCTGCGCTGGTTCGCGATAGCATCGTGAGAAATTCTGTCTAATGGATTGTACGTGCTCTTTTTAAACTGCTGTCCGCTAGCAGACTTGAACGTAGTCCCGTGTTTGTCCAAGTGTTGCCTTTTAATTCGGCGACCAGACTGACTTCTATAGTTGATTATCGGACCAGAAAATAGTCTTGTTAATCTCCTAAAAAGCTCAGATTGGTTATTTCTTGGATTTTTTGTGTTGTCTGCCATTTTTTACCCCTTGTAAACCCACATGTAATCTTTCATTATCTTCTTCTGCTCTTCGGTCATCCTATCGGCCTTACCCTGTTGATGACCATGCATTCCTGAAATTGTAGTTTTTAGCGACCTATTGCTAGTTTGTATCGAAGACAAAAACGCTTTTTGGTACTCAATCTCTCTCTGGTTAACCGTTAGTGCTGTGTCTCTTACCCAACACCCGATTGCCAATGCCATAATCAAGTCATCGGAATAGCCCCTCATAGCTTGAGGTTTTCCGTTATACCAAATAAATGTCTTTATTTCCTCTATAGTTCTAGTAGAATATATCTTAATTAGTTTGTTTCTGATGAACTCTTCCAATTTTGCAATAACTAGTGGTCTAGTTTTTGTAGAAGTGGTGAAGCCTGCAACAGTATTAGACATTGATTCTGCCTGATACTGCTCTACATACTCATGTGTTGACTTTACTGAGTAATATAAATTAGGGTATTCTAGCTCTACAAGTTTTTCTAACACTGAATATCCTACTCCAACATTTTCTACAACTAATAAACAGTTGCCATATTCTGCACCTGTATCATATAGTATCCTAGAATACGCATCAATTGTAGGTTTTCCTTTATATTCTGCAATTATTTCCATCGTTTCCAGCTTTATTACATGGAACGCTGAACTGTCTACGCCGTCACCGCGTGCGACGTCTGCAATCAAAAGGTAACTTGCTTCGGGAATGTGTTCTTCCCAGATCCAATAGTTTCGATCAAACCCTGTTTTATATTTTGGCTCGCGGGCATTTGCTAATAAGTGTGTAATGTCATCAGGATCTATGACGCTATCACCAGAAGTATTGAAATTACATTCTAGCTCTTGCGCGATTTGACGACGAGACATATTTCTGGTCTCTTTCTCAAACCACTGCTGATCTCTATCTGGATGTACATCCCACTGAAGTGTTGTTGGATGAAAGTCGTTTGCTTCTGCCTCTGCATCGATGAAGGTCTGGTGGAACCAGTTACCTACACCGGACGGGGTAGAGAGTGCGATACACCGGCCACCCGTTGAGAGTGTAGGATACAAACCTGTCCACAGTTCTTCTAGTCCGTCAACGTGTGCGGCCTCATCAATGACCAAAAGAGAAAGAGCTTCAGAACGACCAGCATCGAAGGACGTTGAAGAAGCTTTAATTTGTGAACCATTTGAAAGTTCGAACGATGTTCGGTTATCAATTGAAATATTAGCTATCTTCAGCCATGGCGGCAGATGATTGACAATAGCCTTAACCTTTTTGACCAAGTTTGCCGCTGTTCCAAATTTTGTAGCCATGACAAGCACATTCTTGTCGCGGTGGAACATCATCATCCACACAATATAGCCGGCTGTGATGGTCGAGATACCCAGCTGGCGCGCCTTTAAGATTACATTAAACCGGTAATCATTAAAGTTTTCGAGCAAATCGTCTTGGAACCCATAAGTCTTAAAGGGAATCAGTCCATGCATCGGGTGAGAGATCTTCGCATAGTTCTTAAGAAAGTAGCTTGGGTCTTTGCCGGACTTTAATATTTCTTTGACTTTATCATTTTTGGATAATATTGAACTCATGCATCATTGTCTTAGGATTGTGGACCTTTGTCTTTGGGACGGTTGTCGTTCTTCGTCTTTTTGTCCAAACCACCTAGCTTCATGAATTTTTCAAAATCGGGGTCAATCTTGCGTTCGGGGTCGTCTTCCATCGGTACGTTTTCAACTTCAGAAAGAGAACCAATCTCGTAATTCTTTTTGGCCTGAACCCATGTGCGAACTTTTGATGTATTCTGGATTATCATATCGCATTCACCAACAGCCTTTAACGATAGACTATTACCGGTCACTTTCCTGTATTCTTTCTTGAGAAAGCTTGCAATATCTTCAATCATCTGCTCAGTGTCAGTCTCAAAACTATTTCCGTACACCTCTTTAAGTCGTACTTCGGAATGATATGATAAGCACATCGTCTTGCCAGAGAAGGCTACGTTGAAGCCGTCCATAACACGCTTGTCAATAAGCGGATTACCTTCTTCTCTTTTAAGGCCAATCTTTACAGGATCGCCATTTTCGTCCAAAGCTCCGTCATATGCATTAGATGCTGCCTGCTGGATTCCTTGGATAATTTCTAGTGTTGTTGCCATGGTATTTGTTTCCTA